CGTCGTCATCGGCGACTGCTGAGGGTGCGTTACCGTCTGCGGTGATTGGTGATGAGACTGAGTGGTGGTTGGGCGACTCTGGTAAGGAGTTCGCGAACACTCTTGCCGATAACGCGGCGAAGCGTGGCCGCATGTTGGAGACGTTGAATGCGTGGAAGCCGGGTCAGCATTCTGTTGGTGAGGACACCTGGAATACGTGGGTGGATCAAGAGGAACGGTTAGCGGCTGGGGGTTCGACGAAGTCGGGTTCGCTTGTCTTGTATGACGCGCGGCTAGCACCACCGGAAACCGATTTGGCGGATTACGACTCACTGTTGGCGGGACTTGAGTGGGTGTATGAGGATGCGTGGTGGATCAATCCGCAGACGTTGATAACACGTATCTGGCACAAGTCGTCGCGGCCGGATGATTCGAAGCGGAAGTATTTGAATTGGCCGACTGCTGCGGAGGGTCGGTGGGCTGATCCGCAGAAGTGGGCGGCTATGTCGAAGCCGCGTGAGTTGTTGGACGGTGAGCGCATCGTCATCTTTTTCGACGGGTCGAAGTCGCGGGATGCGACGGCAGCGGTGGGGTGTTGTTTGGACGACGGGTATGTGTTCACTATCGGTGTGTGGGAGCCGAAGGATCAGGTGCCGGTCGACGCCATACAGATTGATAACCGGATCACGGCGGCTGTAGACAGGTTTGATGTGGTCGGGTTTTTCGCTGATGTGCGGGAGTGGGAAGGCTATGTGAAGTCGACGTGGCCGACGCGTTGGAAAGACGAATTGGAGATTTGGGCGGTGCCCGGTGGGAAGTTGCCGGAGCCTATCGCATGGGACATGCGCAGCCACTCTAGGGATTTCGCTTTGGCGGCGGAACTGGTGTGGCAAGAAATTGAGGACGGCGTTTTCGCCCACGACGGTAACGCTGTGGTTGCCCGTCATGTGGGGAACGCGTACGAGTATGAGACGCAGTGGAATGGTGCGATTTCGGTGCGGAAAGAGACACCGAATTCGCCGGATAAGATCGACGCCTGTGTGTGCGTGATCGGTGCCCGGATGGTGTACCGGCTAGCGTTGGCGGGTGCCGAACCGGAAGAGGATTCTGAGGCATATGCAGTGAGAACTCGACGATGATGGGATGGCGATGAACCGTGAACAGGCGATAGACGCGGTTCGTAGCATCTTGGGTGGCGCACGGGCGGATGAGTCGATTCGGTTGGATCAGATCGCGGAGGCGATGAAGCCGTGGACGCCGACACAGGCAGTGAATCTGTTGGCGGCTCAGGGCCGTTCTGAGGAACCGGTTGTGGGCATGAAGTGGCGTTCACACACCAACTTTCTGCCCCTTGTGGTGGGCACCTATTCGCAGGCTATGAAGATCGACAACTACCTCGCCAGCGATACGAAAGACACGGCGAAGGTGCCGTGGGAGTGGTGGCAGCGTAACCGGATGGACGCCCGTCAGACCGGCATCATCCGTTCGGCTCTCAAGTACGGGATCGCGTACACATCTATTTTGCCGTCGCTGAACCCGTTGTCGCGGAACCCGGAGCCGGGTGCGTTCATTCGGTGCTTGTCGCCGCGCCAGTTGACGTGCATGTACGGGGAGCCGATTGAGTGGACGCCGGGGGAGACGCCGGTTGATGATGATTGGCCGATCATGGCGTTGGAGATTAAGGACTACGCGATCCGCCTGTACGACGAGAGCAAGGTGCATTTCATCGGCGCGAAGATGGTGCCGGAATCGGGTTTGGGGTGGTCTGATCCGACGTACAACAAGGCCGAAAACTTTGAGTACATCGAGTCGCGTGAGCATGGTGTGGGTGTGTGCCCGATAGTCCGGTTTCGCGACAAGTGGGAGTTGGATGGTGAGGAACAGTACGGCATCGTCGAACCCCTACTCTCTATCCAATCGGCTATCAATGAAACGGAATACAACAAGGGTGCGGCGGAGTATTTCACTGCGTTCATACAGCGTTGGGTGACGGGGTGGCGGCCCCGCGACGAGGAACAGGCGCTACAGATGAGCGCCGGTGATGTGTGGTACTTCTCGAAAGACAATGTGAAGGTCGGACAGTTCCAGCAGGGCGATCTGAAAAACTACATCGAATCCGGTGGCGCGAAGCGGCTTGACTTGGCCGCCGTCGCGCAGCTACCCCCACACGCGTTGGGACTGTCGCAGTTGGTCAACATCAGTGAGGCCACACTTGCCGCGTTGGAGACGGGTAAGAAACGGAACACCGGTGAGATGCAAACGTCGCTGGGTGAATCGTTTGAGCAGATGTTCCGTACGTGTGCTCACGTTGTGGGGGATCAGAAGTCGGCGGAGGATTTCGCATCGGAGGCGAAGTGGGCTGATCTGACCGCGCGGACGATGGCCGAAACGATTGATGCTCTCGGCAAGATGAACACGATGCTGAATGTGCCCGAAGATATTTTGTACGAGGACATTCCGGGTAAGACGAAGGCGTGGGTTGATCGGGTCATCAAGTTGCGGGACGAGTTGGCGGAGAAAGCCAAGAAAGAGTTCTTGGAGAACGGCGGTTTGCCCCGCCCCGGCCCCGATGACGCCGACGAGGCTGATGACGAGCCCGCTCCGCCGGGTGTGAATGGGCAGCAGCCGACGCAGCCGCCCCGCCCACTGCCCGTAGGTGAGTAAGTGAATGCGCGTGAGTATCGGCGAGCCCTCAACGCCGCGTTGCGTGCTTTGCGTCCTGTACTCGGTATGTTGCAGGCGCAAGGGATTCCGGTGACTGAGGCGCAACGCTGGGAAATGGCTTTGCAGATGGTCGGCCCGATTCAACAGTCGCGCAGTTTCGCGTGGAAAGCGGCAGTGATCTATTTGGCGGCCCAAGGGTTCGGGGTGCCGACGCCGCAGCCGCCGGGATATACAGCGGTCGCGGTCGTCGACATGTTGCAACGGATTGTTGGTCAGTCGCGCACTGTGGACGGGAAACCGGTGCATCGTTTGAACCGTCGCGACCCGTTGGTGGTTGAGCAGGTCGCGAAGCGGATTGTGCGGGGGGCGGAGCGACACGCCCAACAGCCCGCGCGTGATGTGGTGCAGAACGTGGCCGACGAATGGCCGGGTGTCGCATGGGCCAGGGTGTTGACCGGGCCGCGTTCGTGCGCTTTCTGCGCCATGCTCGCCAGCCGTGGACCGGTTTACACCAGTGAGGCGTCGGCGAAGTATCGGGGCGGCGAGCGGGTCGACAAATACCACGACGGCTGCGACTGCGAAGTGGTGTTGGTGCAGAACTATTCGGTGTGGGAAGGCAAACGCGCCCACCAACTGCTTGACAAGTTGTGGGAGGACTCCACACAGGGAACCAGCGGTAGGCGTTCGATGAACGCGTTCCGCCGCGCCTATGAGGCGCAAACAGGTACCGGGAAATTCCGGCCTGATTCATTTGGTACGGCGCAGGCCGCCTAACAGCCCCAGGAGGGTGAAAGATAGTGTCCGACAATGTGATTGACGATACGTTTGTGGATCGACCGGCGACTGGCGCTGGTGTCGATGACCCGTTCAACGGGCAGACGCCCACCCCTCCGGCTCCCCCGGCTCCGCCGTCACCGGCGAACATGCCGCGCCCACCCGCACCGGAACCGCAGAACCAACCCGGCGACGGCGGCCAGCCCGACAAAGGCAAGGGCAAGAAACTTGAAACGTACGAGGAAGCGATGGCCGAACTTGAGAAGGTTCGGAAAGAGAGCGCCGCGCGGCGGGTCAAACTCAATGAGCTTGAACCGCTAGCGCAAGCCGCCAAGGACGCCGAAGAGGCGCAGAAAACCGAACTGCAACGGGAGCGGGAAGCGCGGGAGGCGGCGGAGGCGCGGGCGGAAAACGCCGACAGGGTGGACGTGGCCTATAGGCTTGGTGTCGACCCGGAGAATATAGACTTGATCGGCTCAGGTAGCCGTGAAGAGATGGAAACACGCGCCGCGCGGGTCGTGGCGATGCAGCAGGCGAAAGCCGGAACGTACGCCCCACCGTCCGACAGGCCGGTTGAGGGTTTGAGGCCAGGTGCCTCACCTGAACCGCCGAAACCGGCGGATGACAGCTACCCCGAAACGTGGAAACCAAATCACATTCGGGACCAAGAAAGCGCCCAGTACGGGCAATAGGGAGAAGCTGCAATGGCTAATGAATGCGTGCCATTCTATCGGCCGGGTCACGACCTCACTGCCGTCACAACCGGAGCGGTTGTCGGCAAGACGTTCGTGGATTACTCGGCTGCAATGACAACGGGGCTGCCGTCCGTGAACACGGCGACAGCGGCCGGGAAAGTCGCCGGTGTCGCCGCATATGATGCGGCGTCCGGTGCAAGGGTCGCGGTGATTCGCGGCAAGGGGCTCATTTTGCCCATGACGTGTGGTGCAGGCGGAGTCACTGCACTCGCTGAGGTCGAGGTCGGCGCTGCCGGTAAGCCTGTGACCTTTTCTGCCGGGGTGAAGGTTGGACGTGCGTTGTCCACCGCTGCTGCCGGTGCCGACATCAAGATCGAACTGTACTGAGAGGGGTTGAGACATGCCTACATACGAATACCCTCTCGGTGCTCCCACCGTTTCGGGTACCACGATCACGGTCGACACGATGCTCAACGAGCCGACCCGCATCACCAAGTATCTGTCGGATTTGTCGCTACGGGGATTTTGGGCTGACCAAATTTTCACCCCCGGCGGCGGCGTCTCCGGCGGCGCGATCCTCTACACCCAGTTGACGGAGAACGTGCTTTTCACGTCGGCGGATCGCGATGTGCAGAACGTCGAACCGGGTGCTGAGTTCCCGATTGTGACGTTCGACCGTCCCACGCCGATCACCAAGCAGGTCGAGAAGTTCGGTGGCAAGTTCTTTGTCACCGACGAAGCGAGGGACCGCAACGATCCGATGATGCTCAAGCAGGGTGTCCAGCGGCTCGCGAACACCATCAACCGCAGGATTCACACCAACGCTGTCGCTGAGCTTGACGCTCAGATCACCGCGTTGGCGGGTAACGCGCAGACGGCCACCGGCAACGACTGGTCGGCTGTGGTGACCGGCGGTGCGTCGCAGACCAACGCAACCGCGTGGCCTGCCGCCGACTTC